GACCAAGCGGATATGTGATAAATCTAAATAAAATACAGATGATCTACATTGACTATCAGTGGTACGGTGCTGGGTATATTAGATTTGGTATGAGAGCAAAGACTGGTGAGGTTTACTACTGTCATAAGTTTTTACACAATAACTTCTTAACAGAAGCTTATATGAGATCAGGTAACGTACCTGGAAGATTTGAAGTGAGCACACTTCCACCAAAAACTTATCTAACAGCAGATCTGTTATCTGGCGCATCTTCTATGACTGTAAACAGTACATCAGATTTTCCTTCAGCAGGGCGGGTGCTAGTAGATCAAGAATATATTGATTATACTGGTAAAACTAATACATCTCTTACTGGTTTAACAAGAGGAGTTGCCGGAGGCAGCGCAGCAGCACTGCATACTGGTACACTGGCATCATCAACTGGACAGGCCACGGTACTGCTAACAACTCAACAGTGCGCTCCCGCACTAAGTCATTGGGGTGTTTCAGTTATTATGGATGGTAGATTTGATGATGATGCTTCTTATATTTTTACTACCCCTAAGCAAAGTGCAAGTACAGTTAGTCCCGGTGTTGCTACCCCAATCATGAGTATTAGAACAGCACCTAGTGTAGATAGTGGAACTCCAAGACCCTACGGTGTAAGAAATTTACTTAATAGAATGCAATTGAAATTAAATTCATTAGGTATCTACGCTAATGCTCCGCTGCTAGTTCAAGTTAAGTTGAATTGTTTTAGTCCGGTGTTTAGGAACGAGTCCTGGTTAGTTGACCCAGTTGGTTCAAACAGCCTTAGCCAAGTTATATATCATGGAACTAGCGATGTTGTAACAGGCGGCGATCTAGTGTTTGCGTATTACACTGAATCAACAAATCCTGATTCTTACGCAGCTTCAACAGTAGATTTAACTAAAGTTAAAGACTTAGGTACTAGTATTATTTCAGGTGACGGTGTGTTTCCGGATGGTCCTGAGGTCTTAACTATATTCGTTACTAATCTAGGAACCAGCGTTACTACATCAACATCTAGTAACCCGGTAAGCGGGTCGTTTGCTCTAGTTGTTGGTGACGGTACGGACTTGGAGCCAGGATTAGTAGTTAACTCTGGTGCAACAGCAGCTAGCGTGTCATCTAACGCAAAAATTGTAAACTTAAATATCAATGCCGCAAGCTTTACAGTTAATCTAAGTAAACCAAATACAGGAACAACCGGGGGTAACGTAACTTTTGAACAGGTTGCTAACGTATTTGCTCGTTTATCATGGACAGAAGCGCAGGCTTAATATGTTTGATAATTTTAGTTTAGACAACGAATTAGAAGTGCTTAAATCTTTTATGCCAGCAGCATTAAAAGAAGGGGCACTTCTAGTAGAATTTAAAGAAAATTTAGATCAAGATATTTCTAAAGCATCAGTATTGACGTTGAATGAAGAAGAAACTGTAGGTTCAATGCCAGAAGAAAATCAAGACGATTGTGGTACTTGGTGTTTTAATTTAAAAAGAAGATATTGGATGTGGCTTAGTTATAAAGATATTGAAGCTGTACAACCTTGGCCGTTGATAGATTCTGAATTACAATAAATCCATAATATCAAACACTGCCTCTAATTTAATTCTTAGAGTTTTATTAGCAAGACTATTCCTTAGTCCTTGATGTAAAGGCTTCGGAGTGTGGTCTAAGTTGGTCCACGCCCAGGCCATATGTTCACTGCTGAGATCAGGAATAAATTCGTCTTCAATTACACAAAGATATGTGTAAAAATTAAAAAGATTATCGTTACTTACAAATTTTTCCAAAGGAATAGTTTTAAGTATACTAGGCAAAAAACCAATTTCTTCTTGAATTTCTCTTTGAAGTCCCTGCCAAGCAGACTCGTCCTGAGTAGTTGTACCGCCTACTAATCCCCATATTCCACGATGCTTTCCTGTGGCCTTTTGTATCAGTAAAAATCTTTTAGTAGATTTAGCATAAAATAGTGCTCCTGAGCAAACTATTTTTTCTGTCACAGCTCTAATCTCCATTTACCCGCAGTATACTCGCCTTCAAATGATTTGACCCAACTTATGCCATTCCATTTGTATTGAACGCCTGGGCCGTTGGCAAAAAGATTAGTTTGGTATACAATGTAATCTGAGCTTGCTGCCGCCGAAAAAACAATGTGCCAGTGTTCACCGTCCCATTCAATTATATCATTTTCTTCAGCTATAAAATCGGTATTGTCTAAATTTTTCCATGCATCAGGACCGTCTTCGTTGTCTATAGATCCTATGTTCTCTAGTATCAAGTATCTTGTACCAGATATAGGATTGTTTGGCCCTGATCTTGTAGGGTCAACAATTGCATCAAATGTTCCTCTTGATATACTCGAATTAAATTCAGTGTCTATACCTTCAATAAATCCGTTAGAATCAATTCTAGTGTTAGTATTAAACGTATCAGTATCCCAATTAATACTTAAAACACTTTCGTCAAGCGGATTAACTGCAATAGTTCCCCGTACTTCGTTACCATCATCTTGAACTAAAACAATAGTACTAACATCTGCTCGATATTTTCCTGGATATTGATCTAATAATTTTCTCCAGTTAATATCCTCGCCTAGTTTTAATGGAATTTCAACCTGAGTATTTGTAGCTGTAATAGCCTCAGACTGATCTAATATTTTAGCTTCACCATTAAACACTACTATACCAAATTGACTAGGAGCATAAAATACTTTAAACAATATATCTCCAAATGCTGGAGCAGGCTGATTGAGGTCTGTACCTAGCCCATCAATATAATCGCCGCCAACATCAGTGAATCCCCCAGTTACATTCATAACAATATTAGTAATAACACCAAGCCGCTTTACTTTAGATGGTGGGCTTATAAAGATTGGAGTAGATAATTCTAGTGTAGCAATATCTATATTAGATTCTGCACCAACCGGTATTGAACGATTTGAAAATGTAATATTATTCAAATCAACTACGCTTAAACTAGTCCAGTCAATATAGTTGTCTGTGGTCTGTATTTCTAGACTAGGATTGAACAGCATTAAAATCTGTTCCATAATTTGCAGTTTTTGATCAGTGTTAGCACTCCATATGTCTGCTTTGAAACTAAGTTTATAAGGAGTAGGCATTAATCGCTCTACAGTGTAATTTCTTCCTTGAGTACTAGTGTAAACACCATCTTCTACATCTCTTTCTCTAATGTGCATTTTGCCTACATAAGTAGCATCTGCTAATCTATTTCTATCTAGTTCTAGTGCAGTGATATAAACAGCGATCCTTGGAGCAGAATTTACTACATTTTCACTGTTTTGACGCATGATAGTAGCTACTTGTCTATCAGGATCTCCGTACATTACGGGAACTTGAACTAAAGTACCGTCGCTGTATTTTACAGTAAAATTAGAAAGTAATCTAATAACCTGTGTTAAGTATCGTCTTATTTGTCCGTCGTAAAAATGCAACATATTAGAAGTCTGCCCTAGGTTTTAATGTCTTACTTAATGCCTGTCTTTCAGGTATATCATCTCCGGCTATTTGGCTTACCTTAGTGTTATTAATAAATCCTGTTTTTTGTGTTGTTCGATTGTTAGTATTAGTCATAGTCATTCTAACATTATCTTCGAACTTCACCCATCTAGATCCATCATATCTAAACAACCGATTAGGCATAAAATCTGTTCTTAAGAAATAATCCTCTTTACTTGGAGCACTAGGAAATTTAATACCGTGGCCAAAAGCATGACCATTAGGAGGAATACCATCGCCTAATAGATAACCAGTATATCCTTCTCTTTCTGGTCGTTTAGTTATTGAACTAGCATCAGGATTACTAACAGCATCGCTTACATTTAATTGCGTACTGTCTACTGTCTCCAATGCTGGCTTGCCTTGATCATCAACAGTGAGTGTATAGAATTGTTGAGTCTCATAACCGCTTAACGGAGCATCTGCTTCTGCTTGTTCAATAACCGCAGCGTTGATTTCTAATTCTTTAGCACGAGTACTTAAGATATTTTGTAATGTTGTGCCAGAGTATAACGTAAAATAATTGGTATCAGGTGGTAAGTTGCCAGTTGTTTCTGCAACCACAGTATACAACGACCCCTGATACCTTACGATTTGACCAGGCTTATAAGTAACTGTTGGATCTAAATCTCCTTCAAAGTTAGCATCAGTATCAGTAGGAGAATTTAAAATATCAGAAAACTGCTGAGAGTCAACTATCTTCTTTAACTTTAATCTGTATAAATGCGGATACCATGTCATTGAAAAGCCACTAGATTCTCTAGCTACGTCTTCTACAACATAATATCGAGGTAGACTTACATCAAAATCATTTAATGCAAATTCGTCTCTAAGATGAGGCAATTCAACAACATCCCCGCTAATAGGTTTTCTTCCTATGGTCTTTATAAAATCGTTAATGTGTATTGACATGAATAATGTATCATTATCAATGAATAATCCAAATTGACTTAAATTAAAATCTAAGTTTTGTACGTTGTAAACGCCTCTTATTCTATAGATACTTGAATCGTATTTTCTATCACGATTTTCAAGTAACAGTAAATCTTGAATATTTGCAACCCCTACGTTTGCATAATGCGGCTGATCAGCAGTAGCATCCTCAACTGGGGTATTTTTTGGACCTAAGTATTTGTGCAAGTAAAGGTCAGTTCCGCCAATCTGAAACATCTCAGAAATTGAGCGATCAATAAATTTATAATCTTGTCCTTTTTCAGGACGATAAAGGCTTAGTCGAGGCATAGTACAATATTTAGCGATAAATATATACGGAGATACCATTTATGTTAACTGCTAGTTCATCCAAAGAAGAACGTCAAAACGTCTATAATTATTGCCGCGCTATGCTAGGCGACGGTATGATTGACGTTGAACTTGATCCTATACACTACGATACTGCACTAAATCGTGCATTAACAAGATTTAGACAGCGTAGTCCAAACGCTGTAGAAGAAAGTTATTTTTTCTTAGAACTAAAACAAGATCAAAATAGCTATAAATTGCCTGATGAAATTGTTGAAGTCCGACAGCTTTTTAGGAGATCCGTGGGATCACGTAGCGGCATGGGTAGCGGCGGTACCTTGTTTGAGCCGTTTAACTTAGCCTATACAAATACCTATCTTTTAAACGGAACTATGTTGGGTGGTATAGCAACATATGAATTATTTGCACAGTATCAAGAGCTTGTTGGTAGGATGTTTGGTAGCTATATTGAATACACTTGGAATCCTACTACTAAAATTCTAACTATTTTACAACGCCCTTTCATGGAGGGTGAAATGATTCTTTGCAGAACATATAATTATAAACCAGATTTTGTGATTATAAATGATTTGTATGCTAAACAATGGATACTTGATTATACTCTAGCAAACTGTAAACTTATTCTTGGCGAAGCACGTAGTAAGTTTTCAAGCATTTCTGGACCAACAGGTGGCGGCAATCTTAATGGTGCTGATTTAAAATCAGCAGGTAAAGAAGAGTTAGAAAAACTAGATAAAGAATTAGAAACATTTATATCCGGCGGTACAGGTTATACATTTATTATTGGTTAACATGAAAATTTACGAAATTATCACCGAAGCAAAAGTAAAACAGGCTAAAATGACCAAGCGTCAAAATCAACCTACTCGAGGTGTTCATACTTTTGGGGATGCTGAACGGGCTAACAGTGACTATGTTCAATTTCGTGTGGGCATGGCATTGGCTAGTACTGACGGAAAAACTAAACCTAATATAGATGCTAAAAGTTGGATTGGTAAACGTAAAGCCGCATTTCCCTATACAAAAGAAGAAGCAGACATGCTCAAGATGGCCTACAAAGCCGCTGGCGCCGACTATCAAGATGTTAATGACGGCGATATGAATAGTAAAGAATTAAACACTACAAATAAAGTAAGCCCTGTCGCTAAACCAAAACGCAACAAATACGGAGTCTAATTTGTTGACAAGTTAAACAAAATATAATAAATTATAGTGCTAGGAGGCACTATGATTGTTGGATTTGTTGGTTTCATTGGTTCAGGTAAAGACACTGCTGCGGACTATCTAGTTAATTTTCACGGATTTAGAAGAGACAGTTTTGCATCAACATTAAAAGATGCAGTAGCTTGTATTTTTGGCTGGGATAGGACTCTGCTAGAAGGGCGCACTAAAGAAAGCAGAGAATGGCGTGAGCAAGAAGATGCTTGGTGGTCAACTCGTTTAGATATGAAAATAACTCCTAGATGGATATTGCAAAACTGGGGTACAGAAGTTTGTCGTAACGGATTCCATTCAGATATTTGGATTGCAAGCTTAGAAAATAAGATCCGCAAAACTCAAGATAATATTGTTATTACAGATGTTCGCTTTCCTAACGAAATAACTGCAATTAAAAATGCAGGCGGAAAAGTGTTTAGAATTAAAAGAGGTCCGGACCCTGATTGGTTTGAGGATGCTATAAACTATAATCAAGGACCTACAAACATGCGCTGGGCACTAAGTAAAATGCATTTATCTCAATTACAAGTGCATGCCAGCGAAAGTAGTTGGATTGGGAATAAAAATATAAGTGTAGAAATTGATAACAACGGTACTATTGATGACCTATTCCAACAACTTAAAAATCAGGTACAAGATCACCCTGCCGCCACTTAATGCCTTCTTTGTGTAAAATTCTTTGACAATTAGCACATACTGTTTTTAAGTTTGAAAATTTAGTGTTGTTAGCATCGCCATCTACATGAAAAACATTAAACTGTTCTAAGTGTTTAGATTTAAAGCCGCATTTTTCACAGAAGTCTTTTTGCCTATAACCGTCTCTATACCACTTAGGAGATCCTTTGGCTACCCCATTATATCGAATACACACATCGCATTTTTTGCGATAGAATATCCTATCATTTTTTTTATAATTTATTGCTGCGGGTCTTTGACCGCAAATACATAAAGGTCGATGCATATTATTATTTATTGCCCTTTTTGGTGCCTTTTCTCGTTGAATATCCTATATCTTTTTTACCAAATGCGGTAAATAAATGTAGATTACCATTAGGAGAATACAATGGCCTTAAGCTCACCCGGCGTACAAGTAACAGTTATCGATGAAAGTTTTTATACTCCTGCAGAACCAGGAACTACACCACTAGTTGTAGTTGCTAGTGCCGAAAATAAAAAGAACGGCGCAGGAACAGGAACTGCACCTGGAACACTAAAAGCAAATGCAGGAAAAGTTTATACAATTACAAGCCAAAAAGATTTAGTTGACAACTTTGGAGATCCTGTATTTAAGACAGACTCTAACAACAACCCAATTCATGCTGGCGAACAAAACGAATACGGATTACAAGCTGCATACAGCCTGTTAGGCGTAAGCAATCGTGCATTTGTAGTACGTGCAGATATTGATTTGAATCAATTAGATGCAAGTGCAGATGCACCAGCTGGTGAACCAGTTAATGGAACTTATTGGTTTGACACTGCTAGCAGTCTATTCGGTATATTCCAATGGAATGGTGCAGCATCAACAACACCGGGCGGACAAAAATTTGAAAATAAAGTACCTCTTGTTATTACAGATCCTACAAAAGTAAGTTCTTTAGGCTATCCTGTCACTAGCATTGGTAAAATTGGTGATTATGCTATAGTAGCTACTACTAATGAAAACAAATTATATTACAGAGAAAGAACAGGAGCCTGGGTACAAGTAGGGGATGCGGAATGGTTCCAAGGCTGGCCAGTAGTAACAGGTAGTAAATCAATTGCAGTAGACGAAGAATTAACTTCAGGACATAGTTTAATTATTAACGGTACTGAAGTTGTTGTTCCTAATATCCCTGATAATACTATTGGAGGATTAGCAGACGCAATTAATAATGAAGAAATTACAGGCATTACCGCAGCCGTAATAGGCAATAAATTAGAAATTTATTGCAACGGACAAATTGGCGATGATATTGTCGAAGATGATGTATCAAACGCTGTAATTATAGAAATTGGAGAAGGTAATTTAATAGCATCTTCTGCAGCAGCTAGCGACATAGGAATTGCAGCTGACACATACTATGCTCCTAGATTCGTAATTGGACCACATACATCAGTACCAACATTCAAGGCAACTGATTTAGCACCAAGACCAACAGGTTCTGTATGGTTAAAGACTACTGACCCTAATCTAGGTTCTAAGTGGAGAGTTAAAAAATACAACAGTACTTCAAAACTTTGGGAAACTATTGATTCCCCACTGTACACCTCTAATACTTCTGCACTAAAAGGTCTAGATCCAACTGGCGGCGGACAAAATCTAGCAGTAGGAACATTATATGTAAGACCAAACTGGACAGAAGCTGACGGTACTGATGCAACACCAAGACTTGGTAATTTTAAAATTTATCGTCGTAGAGCTACAGGCGCAACAACTATTACTACAGACATTATTACAGGATCAACTTGGCCAGAAATTGAAGATGCTTACAGTTTTATATTAGCAGAAAGTCTTAAAGGCCAAGTTGCACTAGACACTGGCAAGATCCTTGAGTATGTTCCAACAGGAACAGCCGCAGAAGATGCAAATACCTTCGCCGGTATAATTAATGATGCAGGATTTACAAATATTGTAGCAGAAGTTACTGCACAAAATAGAGTGGTAATTAAACATACACTTGGCGGAGAAATTAGACTTTTAGATGGCCTAGGAACTCCGTTAAATGCAGCCGGACTAACAGCTTATAATCCTTCAACAGGCACTGGAACTTTAAATTTATATACATTAACAGAAGATCCAGATTATGAATTTGTAGCTTCTTTATGGGAACCTCTAGTATACACTGCTAGCGACTCTGAGCCAACAAGCTTAGCCGAAGACGGTCTGTTATGGTACAGTAGCGTCGTTGACGAAGTTGATCTAATGGTACACGACGGCGATACTTGGGTAGGATATAGAAATTATCTTCCTGATACAGATGCTGACGGTCCTATTGTTGCTGCAACAGAGCCTACTTCACAATCTGATGGCGTAACTGCGTTAAAAGACGGTGATATTTGGATTGACACCAGTGATATTGAAAATTATCCAGTAATCTACAAGTACAATGGAACCACTCTTGCATGGGACTTAGTAGATAAAACAGATCAAAGTACAGAGAATGGTATTTTATTTGCTGATGCACGTTACAATGTGTCAGGAGCATCAAGTGACGAACCAGGTACTATCACAGACATGCTGTTAAATGATTACTTAGATCCAGATGCACCTGATCCAGCACTATATCCTAAAGGAATGTTGCTATGGAATCTACGTCGATCAGGGTTTAATGTAAAACGTTTTGTAAGAAATAGTGTTGATATTACTGACGAAAACATTCGATTTGGTGACGAAAGTATGGCAGCATATTATCCACACCGCTGGGTTACAGAATCCGGGAATCAAGAAAACGGTGCTGGTACATTTGGTCGCAAAGCACAGCGCAAAGTAATTGTACAGGCAATGCAGGCTTTAGTTAATTCTAATC